CAATCGTCCCTTTGCCCAAAAGCTCCGAGACATACTTGTGTGTACTCTGCTCATCGCCTCCAAGATAAATGAAAGTATCGCAGTTGCCTGGAATGGTTTCCCAAGTATCTTTGAAAAGTGCCTTTAACTGGGCAAAGTTCTGAATGATGATAATACTTGAAATCTCACGGCTTCGCATTGTCGATAACAGCGAACAGAAGTCATCTGGCAATGCGACATTCGCAAATTCATCTAACATAAATGTCACATGGATTGGCAGTCTGCCTCCGCAGTTAAAGTCTGCCTGATAGTACAATTCCTGAAATATCTGCGTGTATAACATACCGATAATGAAGTTATAGGATTTGTCACTATCCGGGATTACACAAAACAGTGCTGTCTTTGTCTCTCCATCCCCATTCACTCCAATACCGATATCTGACAGATTAAGCTCATCTTTTGAGAGTAATCGTAAAACCTGCTTATTCTCAAGAAATGCAAGTCTTGAGTTGGCACTGATGATAATGGAACGGACGGTATCTCCTGCACCTCTCATACATTTGTTGTACTGCTTTACTGCCGGATGATTGTTATGGAAATAGAACTTTACAAAGAAACTTTTGAGCAGGAGGTTTTGCAGTCGGATATCCCCGTGCTTGTAGACTTTTGGGCAACATGGTGCGGTCCGTGCAAGATGATTGCTCCGATTGTGAAAGAAATCGCTGACGAATATGACGGCAAAATTCTTGTCGGCAAGGTTAATGTTGACGAAGAACCCGACCTTACAATGCAGTATAATGTGTCGAGTATCCCGACTCTTATGGTGTTCAAAAACGGTCAGCTTGTCAATAAGGCAGTAGGCTATCGTGAAAAGGACGAAATCCTTAAAATGCTCAAGTAAATATACCGACTAAAACACAAAACCGTGTGTACAGAAAAAGTACACACGGTTTTTTTATTACCTGATTCGGAAAAGACGGCTTGCTGTTAGGGGGGCAGGTGAAGATTTTTGCTGAATGATTTTAGGAGAATAATTATCTTTTTAAAAATATTTTTGAAAATTGCATTAAAGTATGCATTTTTTTGAGATTTCACGGGTATAGGTGAGGGGCGTTGATAAAGCCTCTCGAAAAACGGAGGTGACGAGATATCAGAAAATTGACAGGTAGGGAAAAGAAGTTTTGCAGTTTATTTCTCGGTTCGGGAAATTCCGAGCTTGCCGCAGAAAAGGCAGGCTACACGGGGGATTGTGAGCAGAAGGGTGAAGAGCTTATCTGCCGTCCCGAAATTTCAGCCGAGCTTGAACGGCTGTCACGGCTGAGAGAAAAATCCCTTGCCAACATGGCGGCGGCAGGGTATCAGCGGTTGGCTTTCGGGAGCATTTGCGATGCAATTTCTTTGCTTTACAAAAGTGATCCGAGCAAAGAGGACCTTGAAGGCATGGATTTGTTCCTTGTGTCGGAGATTAAAAGACCGAAGGACGGTTCAATGGAAATCAAGTTTTTTGACAGGCTAAAGGCACTTGAAAAACTCGGTGCCGGCGGTGAGCATGAAACAGGCGCAAAACAGCTTTTTGACGCCATTTCAAACAGCGCAAGGGCGGTGAATGACAGGGAAAATGGAAATTAAAGCTTTTTCTAAAAAACAGCTTACCGTGCTTTCGTGGTGGAACAGGGAGTCGGTTTTTCGTGACAGGGACGCAATCATCTGTGACGGTGCTGTGCGCAGCGGAAAGACTTTTTGTATGTCGCTGTCGTTCATTCTGTGGAGCTTTTACGATTTTGCAAATTCGGACTTTGCACTTTGCGGAAAGACAATCCGTTCTTTAAGGCGAAATATGATTACGCCCGTGATTCCGATTTTGAAATCACTGGGGTTTAAGTGTGAAGAAAAGCTGTCGCAGAATATTCTGACCGTGAGCATTAACGGAGTGATGAACAGGTTTTATCTTTTCGGAGGCAAGGACGAGTCATCCGCATCGCTCATTCAGGGCATGACTCTTTCGGGTGTGCTTTTTGACGAGGTTGCGTTGATGCCGAGGTCGTTCGTTGAACAGGCATTGGCGAGATGTTCCGTGTCGGGTTCAAGATTTTGGTTTAACTGCAATCCCGAATTTCCTGAGCATTGGTTCTACCGTGAGTGGATTAAAAAGTGCGGTGACAAAAATGCGTTGTATCTGCACTTTACAATGCAGGACAACCCGTCTTTGAAGCCCGAGGTTATCAAGCGGTATGAAAGTCTGTATTCGGGTGTGTTTTACGAGAGGTTCGTAAAAGGCAGATGGGTAGCCGTTTTCGGTGCGGTTTATCCGTTTATGGACGATGAAAAGATGTACTGCGATATTCCGTCAGACATTGAAAGCTGGGCGGTATCGTGCGATTACGGTACTGTAAATCCCGCATCATTCGGTTTGTGGGGCAGAAAAAACGGTGTGTGGTACAGGGTTGACGAATACTACTTCAACTCACGCACTCAGGGCTTTCAAAAGACCGACGAGGAGCATTATGACGGACTTGAAAAGCTGGTTGACGGGCGGAAAATCGAATGTGTGATTGTCGATCCGTCTGCCGCAAGCTTCATTGAGGTTATAAGGAGACACGGAAAATACACGGTTGTGTCGGCTGAAAACAATGTTATTAACGGCATAAGACAGACTTCGCAGGCTTTGAAGGACAGAAAAATCAGAATCTGCAAAAATTGCAGAGCCGCAAGAAGGGAGTTTTCGCTTTACCGTTGGGACGGCTCGGGGCGCAGTGACGCACCTGTTAAGGAAAACGACCATGCAATGGACGACATAAGATATTTTGTCGCTACGAAAATTTACGGTTGTGACGGATTCTTTGCCGTTGCAACCAAAAGACAGGAGGAAACAGCTTGAGGCTTGGCAGAAAAAATAAAAAGACCGAGAGCATAAAGACGGTGCAGACCGTTTTGAGAGAAACGAGAAATAATTCGCCGATTTTCTCACGATTTGCCGTTCAGACAAGAACGGAAAGGCAGCTGTACACAACTTTGCGTGAGTCTGTGCCGATTATTGATGCGGCACTCTGCAAAATTATCAGACTTATCGGCGGATTCAAAATTGTGACTTCATCGGCTGAAAGTCAGAAGATTGCCGACAGCTTTGTTAAAAATGTTCGCACAAACGGTGAAATGACGGGGCTTGAAAGTTTTGTGCTTTGCTATCTTGATTCGCTTCTCACCTACGGACAGGCGGTTGGTGAGATTGTTCCCGATAGTGACGGTGAAGGGATTTGCGCATTGTACAATGCAAGCCTTGACGATGTTGAAATCAGAGCGGATTCTTCTCCGCTGAAGCTTGCGGTTTACACACTCGGCAACGGTACAGCCGAAGAACCTAAGCATCCGGAAAGGATTTTTGCAACCCTGCTTAATCCCAAGCCGGGTACTGTGTGCGGTACTTCCATACTCAGCGGTCTGCCGTTTGTCAGCTCAATACTTTTGAGGATTTTTGAGTCGGTAAAAACAAACTGGGAGAGGGTTGGCGATATCCGTTTTGCGGTTACTCTCAATCCCGATTCAAACGGTTCGGCTGTGAGCAGAGAAAATGCACAGGCGGTTGCCGATGAGTGGAAAAAGGCGATGAGAAGCGACAGCGTGTGTGATTTTGTGTCGGTCGGCGATGTCAGCATTAAGGTTATCGGTGCTGAAAGCGATATGCCCGACTGCGACATTCCCGTAAGGCATATTCTTGAGCAGATTATCGCAAAGCTTGGTATTCCGCCGTTTCTGCTCGGCATTTCGTGGTCGAGTACAGAGAGAATGAGCGAACAGCAGGCGGATATTCTCACAAGCGAGCTTGCTTACTACCGCACAGTGCTTGAACCCGTGATTACAAAAATTGTGTCGGCTCATCTTAAAATGTGCGGTTATAACGACAGCTTTAAGATTGAGTGGGACAAGATAAATCTTCAGGATGCGGTTGAGCTTTCTCAGGCAAGACTTAACAATGCAAATGCGATGAACATTGAAAGACAGATTGGAGCGGAGGTGCAGAATGAAGGATAACAAACTTATTAAAAGCGGTGTTTCGGGCGTTGTTGACGGTGAAAATCAGACTGTCGGTGATGATGAACTCAAACTGATTAACCGCTTTACAAGGCGAAATCTTGAAAAAAGTGAGGTGTATGCGTTTTCGGTTGTGCTGTGTGACAACGATGTTGACCGTGACGGCGAACGCTTTACAACAGAGTCGCTTTATGAGCTTGAAAAACTTTTTGTCGGCAAGACGGGAATTATTGACCACAATCCGAGTGCAAAAAATCAGACGGCAAGAATTTTCAGCTGTAAGGTTGAGAAAATTGACGGTCAGAAAACGGCTTTGGGTGACGATTACTTTAGGCTCAAGGCAAGGGCATATCTTCCCGTTTGTGAGAGCAACAGGGATATTATCCTTGCGATTGACAGCGGAATTATCAAGGAAGTAAGCGTTGGCTGTGCCGTTGGCAGGGTTGTGTGCAATGTGTGCGGTGAGGACATCTCGATGTGTACTCACAAAAAGGGCGAGGTTTACGGCTCAAAGCTTTGCTGCGGTGAACTTGTGAACCCGTATGACGCATACGAATGGAGCTTTGTTGCCGTGCCGTCACAAAAGAGGGCAGGCATTACGAAAGGTCACAAAATTTTTGGAAAGGAAAATAATATGGAGAAAATTCTTAAAGCCATTGAAAACAAAAAGGCTTTTGCACTTGATGAGAGCGACAGCAGAAAGCTGTGCGAATATATTGACGGGCTTAAAAAATCGGCTAAGGACGGTGTGCTGTACCGTGAAAGCCTTACCCGTGATGTTGTGGGACTTGCCGCTTTTGTTCAGCCTGACATTTCGGGCGAAACAATGGAGAGCGTTGCAAAGAGCATGACAATTGAACAGCTCAGAGAATTTAAGTCAGCATTTGAAAAGAAAAAGAAAGCAGCTTTTGAGCCTGTTCCGCAGCTTTACTGCAAGCAGGACAAGAGAAATAACACCGTGGAAAACGGTCAGTTCAGTATTTAACGGAGGTATTATTATGAATGTAAATTTTAACGGTTATGGCGAAAATGCCGCAACATTTATTGCAGACGAAAC